GACCCGCCCCAACAAGCATCTTGGTGATGTTTGCTTCTAATTCTTCATCAGTCAACGCCTCTAACTCTTTAACCACCTTTCCAATGTTGCGTCCGATGCTGCCCAAACTCTCTCCAACTGGATTGGAAAATAGATCGCCACCATATAACTCATCAAATACGAGCGCGGCTCCCTCTTGGATAAACGGTCCAAGAATCGGACTCAAGCCTATAAATTGTTCTGCAATATCCACCCAGAATCGTTCGTCCGCTTTCTGTTGTCGCTCGGCCTTCTTTCGGTCATCGTCATTCCCCATCATGGCTGCCAGCAACACGGGCAATCCTACCTTCCAACTTCGGTTAATAGCCGTATCAGAAGCAGCCGCTAGACCGAGGCCAGCCACGGATTGTATTCCCTCTTTACGGTTGCCCGATTTAATTTGATGCAATGCCCACTCAAGTCGGTTGATAAAGGAGAATTTGTCAGACGAGAACATTAGAAAGGCTTGACCAATCCAACTGTTTCCATGTGCCTGGGCCATCGTCGCTTTGTCGAGTCCACTACTACTGTTCTGGGTTTCACGAACTTCATACTCAGCAAGACGTAACGCTTCATTGGTCAACTTGTCGCCCGTCAACCCGGACTCGCGTTTCAACTTTGCCCGTGCCGCTCCATAAGCCACACCACAAATAATCTTGTCAATCGCGTCAAGAACCGCAATGCTATCCAAAGCGGTAGACCAGAACCTGGCGGCTTCTGTAACGTATTCTCCTGTCACCCTTCTGGTGCGAAGTGATTCTCGCAAACCTATACCCAATGTCTTCAAAGCTCTGTTAGAGTTTTCAGTGAAGCTCTTACTATCTAGCGGAATAATTCCACCAGAGTCTTGTGGACTAAACCTATTAAGCGTTGATTGTGACCAGCGGTCTTGGAAGAACCCATTTTGTTCCAAGGTGGCCGTTAGATTTTTCTTCGAGATGTTACGAACTACCCAAGCGGTCCCAGATGCCATATCACGCGCATTGAATCTTCCATAAAAACGGGGTATGCCTGAAAACTGGATTGCCCAAGTCTTGGGGTACAACATGACCAACGACTTCTGAAAGTTTGAAAGCATCACCCGTGACAGTCGAGCCAAAGTTCCCCTTGCGGGTGCTTCCCTAAGACCAGATGCAGAAATCAAACCATCTCGCAAAGTTTTAACGACATGTTCACCATGTCGGTCAACAATGGCGTTTGTAATTCGCTCTTCATTCAACATCGACACAGCCGTTCGGATGGTGTCAGCCATGTGAATAATTCGCAATGCTGTATCCAAATGCCTAGTGAATGTTGTCAACGCATCTTCCATATACAACGTTCGTTTTGAAATCGTCTCGCGTTGATTTGTCATTCCAGAGTTTTCAGCAAACTGCATCAACACCTGGGAAACCGTTCCTGTACCATTCATCAAAGATTCCAGCATTGCGTCCATGTGAACAGCAGAATCTCTTAAGTCACGGTGCATGGGCCAGTAGCCTTCTATCAGGTCTGGACTCCAACCTTTCATATCCACCAAAGTTTTTTGGATCAATGGCCCCAGATATCGAAGAGTGTCCTTCATCACATCGCCAAATTGCTTTATTTCATCAGGAACCTGCTTGATGATCGCTTCAATTTCCGTTGATGAAATCTGCATGGTACGGACGGCTTCGCCTGACCTTCTTGAGCTAATCTTTCCGCCAGCCTCCAACGATGCCCTTGCCTGCGCATCCATTTGATAATAGTGCAACGCTTCACCCAACAAGATTTCGTGTTCCCGCCCATCAATCTTAACCGTTACCCAACTAGCGTTTCCATCTCCGTGACTACCACTTAGTTTGACAGACGCATCAGTAAGGGAATCAAATCCAGCCTGTTTGGCGGCGGTTTCCATTATCTTCATGATGTCATGTTTCTGGCGAAACATGGCTGTTTCCGCGTCACGGGGTCTTTCAACAAAGACTTCGTGCATAAACAAGTTGCCACCGTAGTCTGCGGTAAGTGCTTTAACCAAATTGTGAGTGTGTTGGTGCGCAATAACAATTCGACTTCTGAGTGATGATTTGATTCGACCCAGACGTTTACGTTGGCTTGTGTTCAATGGCTTATGGGCTTCTTCCAGGTCATTTAAGACTTGGTCATTCATTTCAGCCTGGGTCATCGCGCGGCCCTGCTTAAGTAGTCGCTTTGTTTGGGTTGCCGCGTGGTGTTCTTCTCGTATCTGTTTGGTTATCTCATTCAGGGTGTCAGCCGCATCCACGTTCTCTTTAGAAGTCCCTAGTATTCGTTTACGGGTGCGAGTCTTGCCTGTTGATGTGGTATAAGTTTCATTACGGTTGTGCATTCCATCTTTAATAAGTTTGTCAATAGAATCACGGACCTCGCTCGGCAATTTGTCAAGATTTACTTTTGCCGCCTTATCAAACTTCTTGACTGCATCAGACCAACCAGACTTCGCTGCAAGCGTGATGATTCGCCGTAACGCCGCTCGCATCGTCTTTACATCTTTAACAGACGTAAGCATTGACTGGTAATTTCCTCGCACGTTGGAAGGTAAAACTTGCATGGCACGACGCAAATCATTTCGCATTTCTTCAATAGACTTAAAGCCTTCTTTGAGTTGGTCTTGTTTGTTGCGTGCTGTTTGGATAATCACCCCACGGGCCGCTGCCGCCACGCTCAACGCCTCCTCTAAGGTTTCATATTTAGATTCTTCTGCCTTGCGTCGTTTTTCAGCAATGTTTCGATAAAGTTTTATTGCCCGTTTCTGACGGGTTTCCTCTGCCTTAGTTGTAGGCAGTGTTGTCATCAACTCTTCGAGTTCGTATTGCTCCCGCAACTCTCGCAACCCTCGGCCTTTAGTCTGCCCTGTTGTCTTTCGTACACGTTCCTTTGTTGTCGGTGTACGCTTAGGCTTCCGGGCTGCGAACTGGGTAAACTCAGGAACAGCACCCTTCATCTTCTCAGGGAACAGCATGCCGGACTGCGTGCCGGTGTCCATATCCAACTGCTCGACCTTGGCCCCAAACTTCT